ATTCAATTCGATTGAATTCTGAAAAGAAACTATAAGAGAGAGATATGAATGGACTGCAGGTTGGACGATAAGTCTGACTTGCAGTTTTTTTGTGTGTATAGGAGAGGGAAAATGGCAATAGTCTAAAGTGTCTGGCTCATCAGTTTTAGGTATTGTCTAAAACCCCCATTATTAGGTATTGCAAGAATAAGAAAAAAGCCGTATCTTTGCACCCGTAAACGAGAATAGATTAATCGTAGGAGTACGGTAATTGTTTGAAACTATTAGTTTGTTTGAAATATGACTTTTAGATAGAATATATTAATAAAACGAATCTTGTTCGCTAATAGAAATAATTCATAATGTTTTTGTATTAAAGGAAAAAGCTTATCCGAGAGGATAGGCTTTTCTGTTGTTATACAGATAGTTAAGTGTGCATTGGCACTGGTGCTAAAAATTTCTAGCACCAAAATAGCACCAATTTTTTTGCTAGCACCAAAAAGAAAAATAACAAATTGTTGTTCAGAAGTTTAGCCTAGCTTTTATCCACTATTATTTTTATAGTCTTTTAACAAATAGCCAAATGTATAATACGTGTATTTTAAATGTATAATAAAGTGTTGTTTCGCTCGTTTTTCACAAAACTTCACATTTGGTTGTTCAAAAAAAAGTTTCTATCTTTGCACCAGTCAAACGTAGCGGAATGACAAATGAAAGAAGACCTCCTTTCCGGCGAAAGCCGACAAGATATGGAATCCCTGAGTTCTAGACCGCTACCTAGGCTTGGGGATTCTCCTTTTTTATCCCTGAGTTTTTTGACAAGACATACGAGGTTCAATCCGTGCAGTCCTCTTCGGTGTTATCGACCGATATATAAAACTGCTCAGTCTAGTAGAATATATCCATTTAGGTAAACCCTGCGCTGTTCGATCCATTAACAACAGGTGCCCATCTGTCGCAAGACACTACCCCTATATGGATGAATCAAACAAAGTGGGTAACTTTGTTCTATGTAGGCTTTGGTAGGGAATAATCTACTGCTTATAGTAGTTGATAATTAAATAAAGATTTTCCTTGCTGCTGCCCTCTCCATTAGGGGATGGGTAAAGAATGGATAATATATATTGTCGAACTAAAAATTATATAATATGGCAATTGTAAATATAGATTTATCTGAGTATGATGCTGTACGTAAGCGTAACTCAGAGTTGGAAGAGCAAGTCAAGGAATTGAAAAGGTTGAATGATTCCTTAAAGCAAGGTGCAAAGGTGATTCTTCGCAAGGAGACTGTTGTAGAGCGTGAAGTTGAAATTCCTAGTTATGATCATAGGACTTTGGTGCCAACTTACAAACGCTGTAAGAATAGAGATATAGTAGAATATTCTGAGTCCTATGTTAACTTCGAGGACGTTCGCTTGAAAGCCGAACAGGCTATGAAGGATGAGGTTGAGCGTAGCATCCATGATCGAGATTGTGAAAGACAAGCTTATGCTAGTGATAGGAATAGGCTTGAAGGATTGTACAACGAAAGGAAGGCTGACCTCAAGGAGACGTACGAACAGAAGGAAAAGGACTTGGAAGAGGAATATCATCGCAAGGAGCGTGATTTTGAATCAGAAAAATTGCGCATTTTAAATCTGCTCCCTAAAATCAATAAACTGGCAACAGAGTTGCATGATGATTTAGTTAAGCGATTCTTTATGCCAAAACATGCTGTAGAATTAGCGGAATCTATCATAAATACAACTAAAAAGTAGGCTTATGGAACTTGATATGTTGATTAGAAGTGCCCTGAGTGATGCCAAGTGGTTAATTGCGAAGGGTGGTACGGATAGGGCAGACCTCATTGATCTTAACAAGGTATGGCATCAGGCGAAGGATGTTATGCCGCCAAGCATATATGGAGGCAATCATGCAGACTTGCTATGTGTGCACCAGTTCAAGCCAAGCTCTCATCCTATGCTTACTCACGAAGAGAACTGCCCAATTCTGGAAGAGTATTTTAAAGCGAATCCGAATGACTGGTGGTGTAGGACTGGTGATTTGTTGAAGAAGGAACATCGTGAACTTTATTGGAGATAGATATATTAATTAAATTTTTAGATTATGAGTGAATTATATTGGTTAGGTGTTTTGGGTAACTTGAATGAATTATGTGGGGTTACTGTAGTTCTTTGCTTTTTTGTTTTTGCTGGTTTAGGTATATGGGTACTTATGAGCATTGATGATTTTGAAGAGCCATCTCCTTTTATTAAAAAAGTATTGAAGGGTTCTCTTTTCGCTATTGTGTTTGCGATATTTGGGTGTATATTTATTCCTTCACAAAAGAATCTCCTTATCATCTATGGGGTAGGCGGTACTATTGATTATCTCAAAGACAATAAGGATGCAAATAAGATTCCTGATAAGTGCATTAAGGCTCTTGATAAGTATCTTGATGATGCGTTGACGGAAGATAAGGAGTAAAAAGATATATTAATTAATTTAAATTGTTTAATTATGAGTGAAAATACAAGTAGTATGTCAATGTATATTGGCACAAAAGTAGTTCAGGCAATGACTATGACTATGACAGAAGCACAGAAAGTGCTTGGTAGAGAAATTAAGCCAGCAACCGTTGAGGAAGATGGCTACTTAGTAGAGTACAAAGACGGATATATGTCTTGGTCTCCTAAGAGTGTGTTTGATGAAGCTTATCGTAGGCTTGGCGAAATGGATTTTGGTAAGGCTATTGAGGCGTTGAAGTCTGGTCTTGCTGTAAGACGCAAGGGATGGAATAGCAAGGGTTTGTTTGTTGTTAAGCAGATTCCTTCACATATTGAAGGAGGCATCATCCCTAAGATGCAGTCGCTACCTCAGTCTGCTAAGAACATTCTGCTGAGCCGTGAGGGTGCGCACATTGATTATATCAATCAGATGTTGATTATCAATCTTGATGGTCGTGCTGATTCTTGGGTTCCTTCTTCATCTGATGTTTTTGCTGAGGACTGGGAGGTTGTTGTAACCGAATTATATGAGGATTCTTGTCCTGATTGTGATGCTCTTTCTCCTTCTGCTGCTATTGAATATTTGGAGAAGAGACATGCTAAGTAAATCTGCTGAATACTACAGAACTCACCCAGCAGCTAGGGCATGTAAAAAGCGTTATGATACTCGCTTTGAGTCTTCTCCTGTCCAGAAGGCGAAGCGTAGGGAGCTGGCTCGGCACAATGCCGAACACGACAAGAAGTATGGATCAGCTTCTCGCATGGGTATGGATGCTAGTCACACGAAATCAGGAATTAGATATAAACCATCATCGGTGAATCGTGGTTCCAAGACGGATATGGCTGGAGATAGAAGTGCTAGAGGCGGTCGCTGATAGTTATTCTTTCCAAATTGGAAAGAACTAGAAAGAATTGGAAAGAATAAGAGGGAGTGCTCACGCATTCCCTCTTCCGTTATCAACAATCTATTAACCTTAAACAAAAACCTTTAGCCTATGAATTTTAATTTCAAATCAATAAGATCAAATGAACAAAATATTTCTAAGAACCCATTAACCTTCCTCCTCAGACATCTGCTTCAACTTCTCGGTAAGCGCATTTGCAATCTCACGCTTATCTTCGAGAGTGACGGTCTGCAGCTTCGGACAATTAAACTCCAGCATCTTGATGAAGGTGCTGACCTTATCCTTCGGCTCGCATTTGTACCATGCCGCCATGAAATCATCCCAAGCATCTCTAGTGAAGTCGGCACACAGCTCACGAAACTCCTTCTTGATAGGAGACTCGTAACCTTTCTGCTTTCCGCCGGATTTCGCCCGACCTTTCTCGAACTGACCTTTTGAATTTCTGTCTGTAGCCATATCCTTCACTAAATATGATGCAAAGGTACACACAATCCTGCACATAGAAATCTTATCTATTAACTTTTTGCTGCTAAGTTAATGGATAAGATGCTTATATAATAAGGTATAGTTATCTTTGCTGCAGTTTAAACGTTTAAAATAAATTTTTATGTTAGGATCATTAATCGGTGCAGGACTCGGTGTTGCAAGTAGTATCTTTGGTGGCATATCAGCCCGAAAGGCAAGACGAAAGCAGGAGCGAATGCTTGCACAGCAGGAACAGGAAAATCAGGCATGGTATGATAGGAAGTACAATGAAGACCCTACCAAACGTGCTGATACCGTAAGATTGCTCACTCAGATGCAGGAGCAGATCAAGAACAGAAACAAGGCTGCTAAGGGCAGACAGGCGGTGATGGGAGGTACAGAAGACTCTACAACAGCAGTTAAGGAAGCGAACAACAAGACTCTTGCAGATACCACCTCACAGATTGTGGCTGCAAATG